ATTTATGTTGGTTTACCAGCTTCTGTAACAACTACGCTGTTTTACGGATGACACTATGCAGCAATATGACGTTAAATCGTATCATGCTTCAGCATCTGGCACTGCCACCACAGAGTCTGTTCGTCTAAAAAATGTAACAGTTACTAGTGGTACGGTATCGGCAAGAAACATGGCGGTTGCAGACCCAGCAGTTTCAAAGTCAGGGACTTGGAGCAGGACTGGAACAACAGTTACGGTGACAATTAACGGCAATGGTTTAGTGGATGGTCAACGAGTATTTTTAGATGTTGCGGCTGGAACTACCATGCGTGATGGTGTGTACGAAGTATCTAATGTAACAACTAACACGTTTACAGTTACTTCTGCCACCTCAGGAGATGCAACGGGTGCAGTAACAATGTACACAAATATTTATGTTGAATTAGATACATTTAATACAATAGGTTTACCTGTTAAGATTCCAGGCGAAGGCATTTATTGCCCTAACGGGATTTATGTTGGGGTTGGCTCAAGCGTAACAGCAACGGTGATATATGGCTAAGACTCCTGCGTGGCAACGCAAAGAGGGCAAAAACCCTGAAGGTGGCTTAAATGCCAAGGGTAGAGCTTCGTATAACGCAGCCAATCCTGATAAGCCTGGATTAAAACGTCCTCAGCCAGAAGGTGGTTCAAGAAAGAAATCATTTTGCGCCAGAATGTCAGGTATGAAGAAAAAGCTCACATCTGCTAAAACTGCCAACGATCCAGACTCACGGATTAACAAGTCCCTACGGGCTTGGAACTGCAAAGAAGGCGGAGCAGTTCGTGGTGGTGGATGCGAAGTCCGTGGCAAGACCAAAGGGAAAATGGTATGAATGTATTGGAACTTTGGACTGGTGGACTTACAATATTTATAGCGTTTATTGGATACGTCATGCACGAAAAGTTCAACGAATTAAAACGGATTGATATTTTATTAAATAAGACTCGTGAGGAGGTAGCACGTGATAACGTCACTAAAGCAGAAGTTGACCGCATTGTTGAACACATGGACGCAAGGTTTAACAAACTTGAAGACAAAATTGACCAACTTATTAAAAGGTAAGTAATGCCTAGCGTAAGTAAAAAGCAACACAATTTCATGGCGGCTGTGGCTAATAACCCTAAGTTTGCCAAAAAAGCAGGTGTGTCTTCCGCTGTAGGGAAGGAATTTTTAACTGCCGATAAAGGCAAAACATTTAAAGAAGGTGGAACCATGAAAAAGATGAACCCAGGAATGATGGCTATCATGGCTAAAAAAAAGCCTATGGCTAAAAAAGAAATGAGCGCTGAAATGCCTATGAAACACGGCGGCAAGGTTCATTCAGATGTTGCCAAAGACAAGCCAATGATGAAGAAGGTCGCTGCTAAAGCTGTCAAAGGGCATGAAAAGCGTATGCACAGCATGGCTAAAGGTGGTGGCATTGAAATCAAAGGCAAAACCAAAGGCAAGATGATTAAGATGAAATCAGGCGGAGTTTGCTAACATGGCTAACTTCCCAGACCTTAACGATGACGGTAAAGTAACTCGTGCAGATATCCTTAAAGGACGTGGCGTAGAAGGTTTTAAAAAAGGTGGTATGCAATCTGGCGGTACAGTCGATGAAGATGGCAGAGTTATGGATCAGCAAACCATGAAAAACCAAAAGGCTTATGAAGGCTATGAGCGTGAGCAGTCAGACGCCCAGCGAAGACTGGAAGAGCGTGATAAGAGCATGATTGAAGGCGCTCGTAAGGTTAAGGAAAAGATTAAGAAAGTAATGCCGTTTAAAAAAGGTGGAAGCGTTTCCAGTGCTTCTAAGCGGGCTGATGGCTGTGCTATTCGTGGAAAAACGAGGGCTTAATTATGTCTACCAAAGAAGAATTGAGGATTGAAAAAGATAAAGCAAAAGCTAAAGAGCAACTGGATAGATATAAATTTGCTGAAAGGTTTTATTCTAGAATAAAAGATTCTAATCCAGAAAAACAAGCACTGAAACAACTTGCAAATATGGCGGAAGAAGATTTAGAATCAATTGCTCAAAGAGATATAGATCAATATCCAAAAGGATTTTATGATCCAGATACTGGTAAAAGATCTCAAAATACAGAGCCAATGCAGGAAAAACGGGTAAAACCAAAACTATCATATAAAACTGCTGATGACTTTAAAAAAGGTGGTAAGGTATCCTCTGCCTCAAAACGTGCTGACGGTTGTGCTATCCGTGGAAAGACTAGGGCATGACTAAGCCTGTAGAACCCGTTGATCCATCTCAAAAAGTAGGAGATGGAAAATCCTTTATTGAAAGGATGCAACGGGGTATGAAGAATGACGATCCTGAGATTAAAAAGCAGTTTGCGGATAAGTTAGAAAAGTATGTTAACGAAGGCAAAGTGCTAAATGCAGAACGCAACGAATATAAAAGGAATTTAGGGACTAGCCCTATTCCTAGCGGTGGTGGCGGTGGACCAGCTTTAGGTGATATTGAGAAGATGATGAGTGGCAGAATTAAGAAGCCAAATTACAAAAAGGGTGGAAACGTTTCCACTACTTCTCACAAGAAAGCATTAGAAAAAGCTGGGTTTTATGCAAAAGGTACAACTAAGTCAGAACGAGAAAAGATTGTCAGTAAAGCAACAACTAAACCCCAGAGGATAGCTATGGTTGAGAAACTATTTTCAGCTAAGAAAATGAAAGCTGGTGGCATGGCTTCTAAACGAGCCGATGGTATTGCTATTAGAGGAAGGACAAGAGCATGAGACCAAGTCGTGGCATGGGGGATATAAACCCATCTAAGATGCCAGGTAAGAAAACGATCAAACGCAAGGACAATCCAGAGGATGTGGAGATGTTTGCGGGTGGTGGACTCTATGCCAATATCGCTGCTAAGAAACGCAGGATAGCTGCTGGTTCAGGCGAAACAATGCGTAGTGCTGGCGCTAAAGGCGCTCCTAAGAAAAGTGATTTTGCAAATGCTGCTAAAACGGCTCAATACAAAGAGGGTGGTACGGTTAATAAAGCTGGTAACTATACGAAACCTGGTATGCGCAAGGCTTTATTTAACAGTATTAAAGCATCGGCTACGCATGGTACGGCAGCGGGTCAATGGTCAGCAAGAAAAGCACAGCTCCTAGCTAAACGTTATAAAGAAAAAGGCGGCGGGTACAAGTGAAATGGTCAGACAAACGCAAAAAGTCGATCAACTGCGACAGCCCAAAGGGGTTCTCGGAGAAGGCTCATTGTGCGTCAAAGAAGAAGATGGCAGGGGGTGGTTTAGCAAAATCACAGCAATCTTTAAAATCTTGGGGAGACCAAGACTGGCAGACCAAGTCAGGCAAGAAGTCGTCCGAGACGGGCGAAAGGTATCTCCCAAAGAAAGCAATACAAGCGTTAAGCCCAAGCGAGTACGCAGCAACAACACGAGCAAAACGAGCAGGAAAAGCACGGGGGCAGCAGTTCGTGCCGCAGCCCAAAAAGGTAAAAGCAAAAGTAAAACCATATAGGAAGATATGAGTACTTCTGGAACCGTAGCGTTTAATCTAGACCTTAATAACCTCATTGAAGAGGCTTTTGAGCGTTGTGGTACGGAATTGCGTACGGGTTACGATATGCGCACTGCCCGCAGGTCTTTGAACCTTTTGACGATTGAGTGGGCTAACCGTGGTATTAACCTATGGACAATTGAGCAAGGTCAGATTCTGTTTACTACAGGACAAGGCTTATACCCAATGCCCGTAGACACCATTGATATCCTAGATGCGGTAATACGTCAAAATAACGGTGTTCAGGCTAATCAAGTTGACATTAATATTAGTCGTATTTCAGAATCTACTTGGGCAACAATCCCTAATAAGTTAACCACTGGGCGTCCTATTCAGATGTGGTTTAACCGTCAATCTGGGCAGTCCAATACGTCCTTAGCGACCTTAGCCAGTACGGTTACTTCGACAGCCACAACCATTCCCGTTTCTAACGCTAGTTACTTAGCAACCACAGGTTTTATTAAGATTGACTCTGAAGTCATGAGTTACTCAAACGTAACGGGTAATGACTTAATTAATGTAAACCGTGGGCAAAATGGTACAACTGCTGCGGCACATACTGCTGCTGCGTCTATTACAGTTCAAAACTTACCCGCTGTAAATGTTTGGCCCACACCTGACGCAGGCGGTGGTCCGTATACCTTTGTCTATTGGAGGCTACGTAGAGTCCAAGACGCTGGAACAAACGGTACTTTTGAGCAGGACATCCCTTTTAGATTACTACCTTGTTTAGTTTCAGGACTTGCCTTTTATATGGCTCAGAAACTACCTGACGGGCAGGCACGATTACAGTTTTTAAAGGCAGAATACGAGGAGCAGTGGCT